GTCGACGGGCTGCAGGATCGTTTTCGACGGATTCAGGTGCGCATGTAGTTTCGCCGGCAGGAAGGCATTGATCTCGTCGAGTGCCGCGTTGAGCGACTGCGGCGACTCGTGGAGCAGCACGAAATCATCGACGTAGCGGATGTAATGCCGAGCGCGGATGCGGTGCTTGACGTGCTGGTCGAGCGCATCAAGGTGCACGTTGGCGAAGAACTGCGACGACAGGTTCCCGATCGGCAGGCCGCGATTGGCCGATTGATTGACCAGACGCTTGTGCGCCGGCACGCGATCGAGCAGGGCGGCATCGCCGCGCAGCTCGAAGTCCTCGCGCGGGTCATGGAACAGGACCGTATAGGCCAGCCAACGCCACCACGGCTCCGGAATGCGCGTCTGCAACTGCTCCCAGACGACATGCTTGTCGATGCCGACGAAGAAGTTGGCGAGGTCGCATTTCAGGTACCACGCCGGCCGAGACCAGTTCTGGGTAACGCTTCGGACCTTGGCTTCCAGTCGTCGGGCGGCATACAGTGTTCCCCGTCCCGGAATGCAGGCGCAGCTATCGGCGACGAAGGTCTTATAGAAGCGCGGTGCGATCCGGTTGTAGAGGAGGTGGTGAACGATCCGATCGCGGAATTCGGCCGCCCATACTTCGCGGGGTTTCGGGCGCGTGATGACGAAGCAGATAGACTTGCCCGGCTGATACGCGAAGGAAGTCAGCTCGTCGTGAAGGTGGGCGAGGTTGCGCTCCAAGTCCTGCTCGAAGGCGAGGGCGCTGGCGGTATTCCGCTTGTTCTCGCGACAGTCGAAATACGCCTCGACCAGTTCGGAAAAATCAGCATGGTGGGCCGCGAATCGATTTGCGGACGGCACGCGCGCGCAACTTGTTGTTGGTGTTGTTGTTGTTCTGGTTGCCGTTGTTGAAGTTCTGATTCCAGGCATAGTTGGAATTGGACGCGTGCTGTTGTTCGTGCTATCTACGTCGCCCCGTTGAAGGTCTTGGCCGATCAGCGGGGAAACTGCGCGGGACCGGACCTGAACGCCGTCAGCGGTATCCGTGATGCGCATGTCGGTGCCCTTGTGAGGCAGCGGCACGACCAGATTGATAGTTCGCTCTGTCATAGTGGCCTTGACCCTTATGAAGCTGGCGAAAGTGCGGAGCGGCGCCATCCACCCGCTTGCCTGCCGACGCTGTTGGTCAGATCGACCGCCTTGGCATAACCGGTCTTCGAGATCAGGCGCATGTCCTGCGACAGGCGCAACAGCAGTTGTGCGACTTGCAGACGCTCGATCAGCTCGTCGAGGTGCGGCCTCTTATCCTTCGCGCTGTTCGCGCGGAAGATGAGGACGACGATCTTCGTGCATTCGGTGCTGATCTCGCCGCCGATCGAGCGCTTGAAGTCACGTGGCATGTTCTTGACCAGCGCGGTGACCGTCATGAGAAGCTCGTAGGCGACCTTGTAAATCGGCAGGTTCGTGTGGAGTGCCATGCTGACGAAAGGGTTAAATTACAAAAGGATTAATCTGCGGACGGCACGCGCGCGCAACTCGGTGCTGGGGCTGGTGAGGTACTGGCCGCCGTTGCTGAAGTACTGACCCCAGGCACAGTCGGAATCGGACGCGTGCTGTTCGCCGGACCAATACCAAGCCTGCTTGAACTCCTCTTTCAGGTTCGCGAAGAGAAGCGCCTGCTCGCGGCGCGTAGGCAATTCGCCGCCGGCCTTCTTTGCGAATTCCTTGGCCTGATCCCACGTCACTGCCTCGGCTTCGCCGGGCAGCAGGATCAGATGGTGGTCCGGCTCGCCGTTCTTGCCGAGGATGAGGCCGGCGTATTGCTCGCCGGCCTTCAGATTCTCGGCAATCCATTGCGCTTTGCTCATTAGAGACTCCCTGAAATAGATGAATGGTTAAAGGGGCAATCTGCGGACGGCACGCGCGCGCAACTTGCCGTAGGTGTAGTCGTAGCTCTGGCCGCCGTCGTAGAAGCGCTGACTCCAGGCATAGTAGGAACTGGACGCGTGCTGTGTCGACGACCAGTACCAGACATCATCAAAGGCCTCGGCGCCGCCGGATTGGAATGCCTCGGCTTGCGTCTGCGCCGGCTCGGTCGGCGTATAGGGACGGGTCGGCTCGATGGCAGAGAGGTTCATGCCAGAGCGCATGTATTGCGAATTCGTCTCCTTCGTCGGCTTGAGATTGCGATAGATGATCTCGAGCTCATCTTGGCTCGGCAGATACCAGTCGTCGCAGCCGCTGATGCGCAGGCTACGCGCCCACTGCGCGAGCTTGCTGCCTGCCTCGGCCATGGCGTTGGTATTGGCAAGGCCATCGTAGTAGGACTTTGCGCCCGGCACGTCGCGGCCATATTGGCCCCAGACGGTGTCGTCATGCTGACCCTCGGCCTTCGGCGCGACGACAAGCGCATAGAGCTGTCCGTCGATGCGGATGCGGCCGGCATAGAAGCCGCCGCCCATGGCGGTGCCGATGATTGGCGTGATTTCTTGTTCCGAAGATTTCATGCTGTCTATCCCTGTGGTTGTGCTGCTGTTGCGTGGCGGGCGAACTGCGCCCGATGGAGGTAATTCGCGAACGGTTTGCGAATTTGTTCGTGAAAAAGTTCAAGGGCGACCGGCGTCGATTCGATATGCGCTCGGGACTCGACCTTGCAGATGGCGCGAATCAGTTCGATGGCGGCCTGTTCGCTCGGAATCGCGACATTGAATCGCGCCTGCAGGAACTGCCAGAAAACACGCTCCTTGCAGCGCTGCGCGAGCCATGCGGCGATGTGGTTCGGCTTGCTCATGTGCGCACCGCCTCGCGGATCATTGCGTTGGCTTTAGGTGCCGCGCCGATGACGGCGTAACCAACCGAGCTGATTTCGTGGCGGAACGTCTGCTCGATACTCTCCCACTCGTCCATCAGGCGCTTCCACGTTGGCGACAGCTTCGCCATGCGGAAGAGGTACCCACGCAGCTCCGGAATGTGGTCGAGCAGTTCGAGGCACGATTGAAACTCGGCCGCATTGGTCGGATGGTTGTCGGGACCGTACTTGATGCCGAACAGCAGCCAATAGACGATCGCACGCGTGCATTGGATGCTGCGGCCGGCCGCCAGCCAATCGAGGACGCGCTTTTGCAGGGCTTTGGTGATCATGCGCGTCTCACAAATCCAACAGTTCGGCGCGAAGCAGCGCTTGCCTGCCTTGCAGCACGCGCTCGACATGGAAGTCGTTCTTGCGCTGATGCTGGATGAACGCCAACTCAAATCCGATATGGTCGAGCTCGCGTCGGATCCACCAACGGCGCATCATCTTCCATGCGGCGGATGGGGACACGGACAGGATGTCTCTCAAGGTCATAGGGCACCCGAATTAAGGAGGATGGCGACAAGCGCCGGGATTAACATGACCGCGCCGCAGAGCACGCCGGAAAGCAGGTCGGAAAAGGATCGCTTGAGCATGGCGATCAGCCTCCAATGGCTTTCAGCGCACGTTCCATGCACTGGTCGAAGAGCTCTTCCGTCAACGGGTGGTCGACATCGCGGAAGAGGGCATTGAGTTTTTCGCCGGCATCGAAGTCGCCGCGCGCCTGGCCGATCAAGACCTGCCGGAGCAGGCGAAAGTAGGCGGCTTCACGGGCGATGCGGGCATAGACCTTGGCGCTGGCGTCGAGGAATGCCCAGGCCTGCGCCTGGTCGACGTTCAGGATGTCGAAGGAATGGATGCCGCAGGGCGTCGACGGCGGCTCGGCGCACTGGGCGGCCTGGTGGGCGATGGCGCGCTCGGTCTTCATGCGGCATCCTTCATCTGCGGCAGCGGCATCACCTTGTTCGGCGCACGATTCCAGTTTCGGACCTCGTCGGCGGTGAACTTGCCGGCCATGGTTTTGTCGGTCGTGTAACCGCAGAAGCCGGGGCAGTGATATGCCTTGTGTTCCTCGTGCCAGACGACGAACAATGCCGGAGCGCCCGGGAAGAGAACATCGCGCAACGTTGCTGCACGCTCGAAGTTCATGGCGGCCGTCGCCTTGGCCAGCTCGGCTTCGAGGCGCTTGCGGCGCACGCCGTTGTCGATCAGCTTTCGGGGTGTCTGCCCAGCTCGATATGTGAAGAACTTGCTGGCGTGCTCGTGGGTGAAGTCACGTTGCCCCGGTCCATAGACGAGCAGCCACATGTCATTGATTCCACCGTACACGCGACCACGAAGCAGCCTACCTTTGCGATCGCGAATCCAGCGGATGTCGCC